TCAAAAATTCATATGTCCCTGACCGCTGTTTAAAGGGTGCGGAGGCACATGATCGACCTGTCCGGGTGTTACGATAAAGCGCACTACGGTTTCATGAGTAACAAAAGTGGTTCCACAGTTAATGTTTTGGCACTGGCAATAACGCTCTTTCGTATTATCTGATACACGAAAGCTACTGCGAGTATGTGCCGCGTGTCCGCATTTCGGACAATTCATCATATCCGTTTCTCCCCAAGTCATTACCCGCAATCCCATAATGATACACGAACATCCATTTTGTGAACATTATCATTCCATTTCTAAATCATCTATCTTTACCTCAAGCTCCAGAGACGTAGTGAAACCATTATCTGCACTGACACTATGCGTCAGCGTGGTAATGGTCCATTCGGCATCATCAATAGGCTGTTTAAAGCCGCTCACCTTCACCGGCATTTCGGTATACAGATCAGCCCTTCCCTCTGCGAGCTGCAGGGAGAATGTTGCAACCCCGCGCTGCAGGCGCTCCCACTGCATCTTTGCCGCTCGCTCTGCATTGCTGCGGTTTGCATAAGTTCTGTTGAGTACCAGCACGTTTTCATCCGTCCCAACCAGGTAATCTCCCTGTTTTGCTTCCGGCTCCTTTGCCGCGGTGGTTTTCTTTCGACGGCGCTTAACCTTTGCTGTCTCTTTTTTCTTTGGCTCACGGGTATGGAGCCAGCTGGCAATTACCCCCGTATAGGCATCGCGATCAGCCAGGGTAAAACGATGACCGTCACCAGCCTGGCGGGTGATGGTGATAACCGGCAGCGGCTTACCGCTTGCCGTTCTGCCCTGCCCCTGGCGGATAAACAACAGATTACCGTCCTTAACTGAGGCTATCGCCCCATACTGCCGCGCCAGCTTCATCAAAAAGCTGGCGTCGCTTTCATTAGTCTGGTCAAGATGATCGACAGGCTTGTCCAACAGGTCCTTTCCCAGCGCCATCTTTAATTTATGCCTGCCCGCGATTTCCTTCACAACTTCGCCCACCGCTGTCTGGTGCCAGGACTTTTCACGCCGCGTATTCAGGGTTTCACGGAAATCTGCACTACGCGCGCGGATTGTGAGACGATCAGGCGCGCCGCTGTGCTCAATCTCATCGACAGTAAACGCCCCTTTCGGAAAAAGCGGCTGACCTTTCCACCCCAGCGCAAACTGAATAATGGCCCCCCGACGCGGCAGAACGATTAGCCCGTCCGAGTCGTCCAGTTCCAGATCAAGCTGGTCCGCTTCAAAGCCCCGGTTATCCGTCAGCGTCAGACTCATCAGGCGCGCATCCAGCACGGTAGTCACATCTTTACCTTCAATGATGATACTGAAACCGGGAATTTTGCTGTTCAGGTTCAGGAGATCAGAGCTGAAATTCACTGCATTAACCCTCCAACCGTATTTTTCATATTGCCTATCGCAGAGGTGGCAGATTCCTGCAAATTACTGAGCTGGTCGCTGAGGCTGCCGAACATATCAGACAGCGACTCATCCACCCGTTTCAGGCTCAGCGAAAATTCGATGCGCCGGGGCATACCGCTCTCAAAAAATTCTGTTTTTGTCTGGCTCAGACTCTCGATCACAAACATGCCGTAAATCGTCCCGCTCCCCTCAATCAGAGGCCATGCTTTGCCCAGCTCTGCCATTTGCTCCAGCGCGAGTAATGACAGCCTGCCCCCGGTGACCTCCGGCAGCAGTACGCCAGATAACGTCAGCGAGTCATTATCCGGGCCAATAAACTGCGTTGATGGTCGTCGGTTCACCCGACTGTTGGCGGCGTGTCGCCAGCTTCGCTGATACTGCAGCTCCTGATATGGCACTGTACGCAGCATAAAGACATATAACCCCAGCACCATCATCATGATTCATATCCCCCTTGATCACTGAAATTACTGCGCGCTTTAGCCCTGGTCTTGCGCTCGCGTTCGTCAAGCTGTCGGGCAACTTCACGGGCAATATCTTGCGCACTCTGCCCTGGCTGAGCATAGATAGTGATCGGTGCGTGAGTTTCAAAGTGCATCACTGGCGGCGCACTGGCAGATTTCGCAGGCTGGCTTTGTTTATATGCCACAGTAGGCAGGCTGTAAGGATGTAGTGGAGCAGCCTCTGCAGGCGCTGCCGCTACGCCCATGACGCCTGCAACGACGGAAGCCAGCGCAGCAGTGCGCCGTCTGCTGGTCACATTTGCGGGACCGTTCACTATTTCTGGGCCGTTCTCCCCAACGATGCCAAACTGACCACGCGGGATCGTGCCACCGTTGTCATACATGCCTGCAAACCCCATCGACGGAAATCCGCCAGGCGGCAACACCACCTTACCGTCACTGTTCACCGTAGCAGGCTGCTGTCGTGTAACCTGTTCAGGTAGTTTCGCTTTTGCCGCTTCCTTACTGACGATGCCGAGTTTTTCCAGCAACCACGACACGCCTGACTTGAGAGACTCAAGCGGGTGCATCACCATATTCAGACCTTCCGCCAGTGCCTCACCAAACCTGCGGCCCATTGCAGCTGCGCTGTTCAGTTCTTCGGAAGTGGATTTAACCGGCGTAAGCAAATCAGTGAACCCCCCCCACAAAGCCTGCACCTTGTCGCCAATCCACTGAAAAACAGGTCGCAATGGCTCAAAGGCAGCACATATCGGTGCAGCAGCGGCTTTGAATCCCTCCACCACACCACCCAAAAATGCGCTGATCGGCTGCCAGTATTTCCAGACGACCAGCGCCACGCCAGCCAGCGCAGCCACAACCAGACCTATCGGACTGAGCAATACCCCAAGCACGCTGCCAACGCCCACCAGAGCTGCACGCAACAACGCAAACGGTGACATGACGAGCCATCTAATCACCCCCCCAGCCCCCCTTACCGAAGTAACCAACGGTGCAAAGGCAGCACTTGCCAGCCCGCGAATTTTCGTACCGAGCAGGCGGACCGCTTCGCCGGGGTTACGAAAAGAGGACACCAGATTTTCACCCGCCTGCTGGGCATGCTCTTTGATTTTATCCAGTGCCCCGTCGCGGAACGCATCCAGAATACCGCCACCGTCATCATCCCCGCCGCCGCTGAGAGCCTCTCGGATACGGCTTATCCAGTTAACCGTTTCGCCCGCTTCATTTCCCGAAAACAGCCCGAGCAATTTTTTCAGTGCATCGCCGGACTGGAATAAACCGGGTGCAAATGATGTAAATGCCTGGCTTAACCGTCCAAGAAGTGGACCAAACCGACCCAGCCCAGTGATAGCCAGCGATTTCATCCCAAAGCGCAATAATGCCAGCGGCCCCAGAACAGCTGCCATCGCAATAGCCAGTGTTCCGAGTGCCAACGTCACCGATGCCACCACGGCGGCAATCTTCATTAACCGGCCCGCTAGTTCCGGGTTGGCTTCTACCCAACGGCGCATCACACCAGTAACGCGCTTGACGGCATCCATGATTTCCATCAGCGGAGCACGCAGTGTTTCACCCAGGCTGCTAAAAACATTTTGCGTTCCAGTTTTCACCAACAACCACTGCGCAGATAAAGAGTCTTTGTTGATATCAGATTCTTTCTGCATTGATCCGTTAGCATCGCTCCCAGCAGTCAGCTTCAGCTGTCGCTGGAGCTCCGGCAGATTGTTCGCAAGTTTCGCTGCATCATCACCAAACTCTTTACCAAATACTAACGTCATTGCACTAAGCCGCTTGTCCTTAGGCAGGCTGTTAACTTTCTCAAGCACATACTGGATAGTCCCTATCGCATCACGAGTCATATCCTTCTGGATCTTCTCTGGGTTCAGCTTCAGTAGCTCCATTCCTTCGTAGAAACTTTTGCTCTGTTGGGTAGCAATAGATAGCTCGCGCACCATCGCATTTGCAGCACTGGCTGCCACTTCAGGCGCAGCGCCAAGAGACAGGAACGTGGAACCGAGGGCTGCCGCCTTTCGATAGTCCAGGCGGTCAGCCACGCCCCCCATGCGCTGCAGCACGTCGATAATATCCGCGCCCTTCGACATGGCGTTATCGTCCAGGTAGTTCAGGGCATCGCCAAGCTGTTCAATATTACGGGTCGGCACTTTATACAGCTGCGCGATTTTCCCCAGCCCCTCCGCCAGCTCATCAGCGGGCAGCTCGAATGCCGTTGCGGCCTTTGCTGCAGTGGATGCAAAGGCCAGCAGGTCACGCTTCTGGTCTTCGTAAGAATCGTTCTGGTTTGTCACGCCCATGCGGGCGCCACCTTCAACCAGCGCGGCATAGTCGATGGCGCCATTCTCCATCGGCAGCTGTTCACTGGCGGCCTTGATGGCATCCTGCATGTCGTAAAACTGTTTTGTTCGGTTGCCGTTGTCGTCCCGCAGCCCGTTAACCTGCTTTGCCACGCCTTTCATGGCATCTTCCATGCTGGCATAGCTTTTAACGGCTGCCATCACCGGCGTGCCCATCGCCAGCCCGGCGGCAGTAGTCGTTGCTCCCGCGCCCGCGATACGATCCCTCACCTCAAGACGCCGCGAATACTGATCGCGGACGGCGTTCATACGGGCCTGCTGCTCACCCAGGCGTTTAAGGGATTTCTGCTGTCGGTCCAGCGCCTGCCGGGTTTCGTCGGCATTCTGCCGCAGCTCACGCTGGGCACTGCTCAGCTTTTTGGTGTCCAGCCCGGCCTCATTGATCGCAAGGCGCTGACGCTGCACCGACTGACGCAGGCCGTTGTATTTGCTCTGCAGCTCGTTAACGCGGTTTTTTGCCTGCTCCAGCAGACGCGCCTGCGCCGCCGTCGGCCGGTTAGTGGCCGAGAACTGCGTGGCAAGCTTCGCCGCTTCTTCGCGTGCGGCTTTAAGACTGTTGCCGGTGACGGCCAGCTGCGCGCTTGCCTTGCGGAAACCGTCAATACGGCCCGCCTGGGCGTCCAGTTCTTTTAATCTTGCGCGGCTTTGCTGAATAGCGGTAGCCAGCTCTTTAGAACTGGCCTGCGCTGATCGGAATGGGCGGGTGAGTTTATCAACCGCATTTAGAATTACCTGCAAACGCAGGTTAGTGTCACTCATCGCTAGCCCCGCTTCTCTGAATCGCTTTATGCCGCCACTCCAGCACTTCGGTCAGCGGCATAACGTCAGTGACGGACGGCGGCCAGTGAAAAATGGTGGCGATATCAGCCACCAGGTCTTCTACCGTCAGGCTGTCGGCAAACCGGCAAGCACCGATTTCTTCAACAAAAAAGTGACCACCTCAACCGAAAGCGCGGTGAGATCGGCTGGGTCCATTTCAGCCATTTCCTGAGCAGTCAGCGCGGGCGTTGAGATGCGGGGAATAATCGTCATCATCGCGCCGACATCCATATCCATGATCGCCTGCAGGCGGGTGCCACGCAGCGCGCCAGACTGCGGCTTGCGCAGCACAATTTCGGCAATTTCAGTTTTACCGCGCATGATGGGAGTATCCAGTTTTACGGTCTTTTCAGTCAGTTTGTCGCTCATGTTCTTTTCCTGTTAATAAACTACTGGCGCGGCTGCCCGCGCCGTTAAGGTTAATCAGAGGCCGAGGGCGTTACGGTGTTCTTCCATCAGGTCCACGCCGTCAACGATTTCAACCATGTTGACCAGATCGACCTCATAGAGCACTTCGCCGTTAATAGTCAGCTTCGCGTAGCTGTTGGTGCTGCTGACCTTGGTGGTGCTGCTCTCGCCGGTTTTCCACTCGCCGGAATCCACTTCTTTATGACGCCCGCGCACAACCAGCTCAACGGCCTGCACTTCGCCGGTATCGTCACGCTGAATGGAGCCGGTGAAACGCAGCTGGATGCCGTCAACGGTTGCCTTGCCCATCTGCTTGAATAACAGCAGTTCGGTGCCGCCGATTGAAAATTCCGTGTCCAGTGCGCCGTCATCCAGCCCCATATCCACGTCCACCGCGCCCGGCATACCGCCGCCGCGATACTTCTCAAACTTGCGGGTGAATTTCGGCAGGGTCAGAGACTCAACGATCCCCTGCCAGTTGTTCCCGTCGTTGAACAGGTTCAGGTGTTTTAACTTGCGTGGTAAAGCCATGGTGTCCCCTTACGCGCTGACCTGGCTGGAGAAATCCAGCAGGTACTGATCGGTGATGCGCTGGCGCAGCATCAGGTTTTCAAGCGGCGGCACCGGCGTGTAGTCGTAGTCGATAGTGAGCTTCCCGGCTTTCAGGGAGTCTTTATCGTTCACCGACTCATCCAGCCAGCAGTCTGCGCCGATGATGTAGCCCTGCGTTTTCAGGCTGCGCAGCTTGGCTCGGATACCTTCGATAATGTCACGGGCCAGCGACGGGTTGAGCACGCCATCCACCGCCCACATGTGTGCTTCTGCGATGGTGTCAGCCAGCACCTGCGCCGTGCGGGTGTAGTTCTCAAAGGCAAACAGCGGATCGTCACTGAGGCAACGGGAACCCCAAAAGCGGAAGCCGTCTTTGCGGATAAGCGTGGTGACGTCGTTCTGGTTCAGCAGTCCCGCATCGGTTGCCGGGTCCTGCAGATCCCAGAACACATCGGCGGAAATGCCGGTGACGCCGTTCACGCCCACGTTGGACAGGGTTTTGTGCCAGCCGGTCTGCTCGTCAATTTTGGCGCGCAGGCCGAGCGCACGGGCGGAGGCGTAAGCCGTCGCATCTGCATTCAGCACGGTGTCAAAGTTGATGAAGTCAGGCCAGATCAGCATCCCCTCGCGCTGGCTGAAATTGTCACGGTAGGCAATCGCTTCTTCCACCGTTTTGCAGCCGTAGGCGGACAGGTAGGCAAACCCGCGCAGACTCTGCGCCACGCTCAGCAGCTCAGTAGCAACCGCCTGCGTGTCGTGTCCCGGCACGCCGAGAATACGCGGCTTGACGCCGAGTTGCGACTGCGCCGAAAGCAGCGCTTTCATGCCTGTTTTTTTACCGTCAGCGGTCACGCCGCCGATAATGTTGGAGGTGGTTTCCGCTTCGGTTTCGCCCTGCGCCACGCGCACAACGACGGTCACGGGTTTAGCCTGGTCGGCAATCGCATCCAGCGAACGGGCCAGCGTGCCGGACTCACCCGCTTTGCCGCTGGCGGTCAGCACATCGGTCAGCAGAACCGGCTTGTTGAGGGGAAACATGGACGCATCAGCATCATCGCCGGTGCAGACCATGCCCACGATGGCGGTGCTCACCGTGGTAATGGATCGGGTGCCCTCGTTGACTTCAACAACGCGCACCCCGTGGTGGTAATCCTGAGCCATAAGGCAGTCTCTCCGGTTTACAGGGGGTACGCCTATGTTCTGGTTGATATGCGTGCGGCGCACGCGCCGGGCTATGTGTGGTGAATGGTACAATGGAAGGGATAAAAAAATCCCCGCAGGTGCGGGGACAGGATTAATCTTCGGGAGGTTCAGGCCAGTTAATATCCGGCGCTTTACTGGTATCCACACGGTTAAGCAGGACGCGGTATTTCTTCCACTCGGTGAGTGCGACAGTTTCTTTTGTCGTCGCAATCCCCAAATCAACTGCATCCTGCAATGGAGCAATCTCAGCATTAGCCATCTGCATCAGACGTAACTTTTTGCTTTCCGCCTGCGCAACGAGTTCCTCAGGTGTATAGTCGGGCTGATCTATTAGTACAGGGCCAGCAGGAGTATGGTTAATGTATTTTCCCCGCTCCTGACCGAGGAACAGTGCGGCGTGCTCTTCCTCGCTGACGGGTATCAGGTCAGCGGGAATATCATTTCCCTTTAGTTCATCTTCGCTTAGCCAGAAAAAACCTTTTGCCGAATAGCTGTAGTAATATTGTCCAGTCATTATCAGTACCCCAGTGCAAACCATGAAATGCCGTATGCGGTATCAGCGCCAGAGTTCGCTTTGCTGGCCAGATAGAATTGCGTTTTGTTTACCGGATAACCATAAGCGTTATCAATCGCGCCGCCCTGCCCATCCTTATTTGTGGCAAAGACGGCAAAGCAGGTGTCATTGAATGCCCGTGGGAACGAGTAGGTTCCCCTGGCATTATCCACATTACCCCACTGCATAATCAGCCCCGTTGACTCATCACGACTCCAGCCTGAGAAACCTAATGTAGCCGTGTTTTTCTTATTAAAATTGCTGTTAACCCAGTCTACCGTGGCACGCACATTAATATTTGCGTCGCGAGTAGCGAGTTGACTATTAACCCAGTCTACCGTGGCACGCGCATTAATATTTGCGTCGCGAGTAGCGAGTTGACTGTTAACCCAGTCTACCGTGGCACGCGCATTAATATTTGCGTCGCGAGTAGCGAGTTGACTATTGAGCCAGTCTGTTAGCGCCCCACCCCATGCGGAGCCACTAATATCTCCGTTTGTGTTTAAAACAGCCTCTCCAGCTTTAATTAATGCCGGAGAGCGCAGCTCACCTGTTGCAACATCAAAAACCCAAAGTTTATCGTTAACCTCAAAATCTGTTTTCGCATGGAGCACAATCTGTGGGAAATTCGGCTCACCTGTAGTGAGTAATCCCATTGACGCAGCTACCGGGTAACCCGATTGAAGGCTTACAATTTGCTTCCATAAAGGAAAGTAATTGTTATCATTATTTTGACGCACTATTGCCGGGCTATAAAATGGTGCTCCGCTGGTAAGTTGAGAACCAAACCCTCCAGCCCCCTCTGTCGCGTTTCCGGTTGAAATAGCCCGAAAGATTTTTGTCAGTACCTTTTCGTGATGCTGTAATTCATTTTCCGAGAAATACCCGGCAAGAACACTATTTGCCATCAGCGCAATGTTACCGTCACCATTTGACTTAAACCCTGAATCGCTGTCACCGATGGCAATGGAATTTCCACCGAGCGTGTTCTCGGTAGCCACACCAAATGAAGATGTTCGTGTCAGACCAAGCGGTCCTTCCATGTTGCCACCGGACTTCTGAATAGCACCGTCAGCTTTTTTTACCGTTTCTTCCAATTGAAGGTATTGTAGAAGGGCTGAAACGCTTTTCCCGCTGAGGTTAGTCAAAGTGGCATCGAGGGGCTGTTTCCCCGCCAGCGCGTTCATCACCGTTGTCGCAAAGTTAGGATCATTTCCCAGCGCTGCCGCCAGTTCATTCAGTGTATCCAGCGCCTCCGGCGACGAACCGACCAGCCCCGCAACGGCAGATTTCACAAACGCGGTAGTGGCAATCTGCGTATTATTCGTTGACTGAACAGCAGTAGGAGCCGTTGGCGTTCCGGTCAGGGCCGGGCTTGCCAGCGGTGCTTTCAGTGCCAGCGCATTGTTAATGGTGGTACTGAAATTCGGATCATTATTGATAGCTGCCGCAATTTCTTTCAGCGTATCCAGCGTTGCCGGTGCGCCACCTATCAGGGCAAGAATAGCGGCCTGTACAAAGGCTGTACTGGCAATCAGGGTGCTGTTGTTTCCTGCCGGTGGCGTTGGCGTTTTAGGCATGCCTGTCAGAGTCGGACTGTCTTTTGGTGCATACTGCGAATGAGGATCAACAGCGGCAAGATGCTTTGCCATCAGGTCATCCACATACACCTTAAGTTCCAGCACCTTGTCATCCACATATTTGCGGGTTGCCAGAACCACAGCGGGGTCAATTTTCAGGGTGATGTTATCGGTGCTGCTGGTAATCAGTACCATTCGCACGGTCTGCGTGCGCCCGCTCCCTTCCGCCAGCTGCGGCTTGTAGCTCTCAGGGCAGTTACCGACGGCAATCAGAGCGCCGGTGTCATCGAACAGACCTACCTCACGAATCCACCAACCGCCCTCAGTTTCGGGGATCACCTGCTCAGCAATAATCTGACTGCTGTTCTGCGGATCGATGTACAGCATATTGAGGGAAGCGCGGCGTTTTTCAGCAACCAGCGCTGTCTGCTGCGCGCTTGGAGTCGGCAGCACGCCGTCACCGTCGCCCACTGCCATCTGGGTAATTTTCAACGGGACACCGAGCGCGGCGGCGCTTGCCAGTTTCGCCGCGCCGATATCCGTCAGCAGGGTATAAAATTTTGCGCTCATGGATTCACTCTCATTGTGTCAATAACATGGACCGCCCCGCCCTCGTAAGCGGTGCCGCCAGAAATAATGGTTTCGTTGATATACGGGTAAATCGTGATTTCCTCGCCGGTGTAGGTGGCTGCCCCCACAAAATAGGGACCGCTGGTCTGCAGGTTGATGGACATGCCGATCAGATGGCGGCTACACGGCTTGGCGTCACCGATCAGGCGCTCCAGTTCCAGATAGGTTTCTTCCGTGATGCCCTGGTCCTGCACGCCAATGTCCAGGCGAAACGTGCCCGGTTGCTCGCCGGTCTGCCACCACTCAATGATGCGGATCAGGAAGCCGAACGGCTCCACCACGCGCCGCACGGCGCTGGTTGTCCCCTTGTGCTGATGGATGTAGAAAGCATCCTGCACCACGCGGCGCTTGACATTTTCCGCCCAGCTTTCGTCCCAGCGATCAACGGAAAACGCCCACGCCAGATACGGCAGAAAGCTGACCGGACACGTTGCCGGGTTCCACAAATCGCGCAGCGGCACCTGCAGATCGGAAATACCGCTGCAGGTCTGCGCCAGTCGGCGCTCAAGCGGAGATGAACCGGGCGGCAGCAGGCTATTCATCCGTGCCCCCGTTGGTCACGCTCCATTCCGTACAGGACGCCGCCTGCGTCTTATCCAGCACAACATCTGCCAGCGGGGAGGCCAGCTCCACACGCTGGACGCCCTCAACGTGCAGCGCGGCATAAATCGCGCTGCGACGGATATCACGGCCCAGCCGTGTCTGACTGGCGATGTACTTTTGCAGGCTGGCTTTTGCCGCCGCCATCACCGGCTCAGCTTCCGGCCCCGGGTAAAGAAAAATCGTCGCATCCACGCTGTACGGGATTATTTCGGCACTGCGCACCGTCAGGCGGTCTGCCACCGGACGCACGTTCTCGCTGTTAAGCGCCTGCTCCACCACCGCCAGCAGATCAGCCTCTGCCGTACCGTCACCCTCACGGCTCAGTACGGTAAGCACCACCTCCGCCGGTGCCGGGCTGGTTGCGCTGGCATCTGCCACGCGCCCGTCCGCGCTTCTGGCGTGAAATTCATAGGCTCCCGTCGGGCCAGCAACCGACAGCCCCTCAAACGCAGCAGGGATGCGCTGGCGCAGCGCCTCATCATCTTCCATCACTGCGGCGACCGGCGGTACTGCATCATTATCAGCAGGCACTACCGTCAGGCGTTTAACGTTGCAGTTGGCTGCCAGCTGCTCAAGATCATTTCCCACCGAATAGGCCACCATCACCGCCTGCGCAGCCTCGTTAATACGCTGGCGTAGCAGGATTTCGCGGTAGGTGCTTTCCTGCAGCAGCTTGGTGACGGGTTCAGATTCCAGCGCCAGCGTGCGCCGTACCGCGTCCTGCTCATCCGCCGGATAAAGGGCCACAAAAGCGGCCTTGCGTTCAGCCAGCAGCGTCTCAAAATCCGGCACGTCCACTATCTGCGGCGCGGGCAGCTGGGAAAGGTCAATCACTGCCATTGTCTGCTCCTGTAGATACCGAAAGGGAAACCGGCGCGCCATTGCTGCGCTGCCCGGTAAGCTCAACCACCATGGAGCCGTCAAAATTGCTGCTGATGGTGATGGAATCCAGCGTAAGCCGTGGCTCCCAGCGACTCAGGGCCACATAGACCGCAGACATGACCTGCAGGCGTAGCGCCGGATTCTGCGGCTGGTCAATCAGGGCGGACAGCAGGGAACCATATTCCCGACGGGCAATCCGGCTGCCCTGTGGGGTCAGCAGAATATCCCGCACTGACTGGCGCAGATGGTCAGTATCAGTAATGGCCTTGCCGTTGCCCTGGCTCATGCCGATATACAGCGTCATACCGGTCCTCCTGACGTATCGCCGCCGGACTTAACGCCGGTGTGACCGTGTTTATCCACCACGATCCCGTTGGAACTCATCGCGCCGCCGCCCTGGGTGACGCCGCCATTGATCACCATCTCGCTGTTAATGCGCGTGGTGTCAGCCTCCACCACAAACTCACCGGTTTTGAGAGTGATATTGTCCGCCGCCTCGATCACCATGGATTTGATGCCCCGGACATGCCACCGCCCGGTGGCGGGTTCATACTCAAACCAGCCCCCGTCCGGGTACTCCGTCACGCAACCGTCCACGGAATCCGAGGGCGGCGCAAACTGATTGGAGTAGATGGCGGGCAGCACAAAAGCGGTTTCCAGATTGCCGCCCATACTCAACACCACCACCTGCTCATCCGGCGACGGGCACCACCATGTACGGGCACCGCCAGCGCGCAGTGTCAGCCAGTTAATCCAGTTGGTTTCAAGCTCACCCACTTTCACCCGGCACAGCCAGTTTTCCCGGTCCACTTCGGTTACGGTGCCGGTGCGGATCAGGTTGGTGATAAGGCGCATGATTTCGGTTAGTTGTGCGTTCATAACGAAAGGTTGCCATCAGTGGGAAAAGGGAGGCAGCGTTGAGTTTTGTGCCATCGGTGACACAAATTTCACTCCGACAGCCTGCGCAACAGCGTGTCACGGGTGATGGTTTCCACCTCATCATTCACGCCTAAAAGACGGCGTGCCGGGTACCGGGCCTCCGGGCCGTTGCGTCTGACTCGATCACGCAGACCATAATGGTGAACACGGGCGATGCGCTGGACTTTCCCATCAAACTGCACGCTGGCAGAGTCCGCAGTGGCTGCGGTTTTCAGGTATTTAGTGGTGCGCAATTTAGCGAACATCTGGCGCTTGATACGCCCCTTTTTACTTCTGGCCGTCACCCGGCGCGCCTCAAAGGCGGTGCCGTCTGGATTGCGCTGCAGCCTGATGTTTTGTTGTTGCGACCGGCGCAGCTCCTGCGCCAGTTGTCGCATCATACGGTTGCGGGCTGCCGGTTCCAGATTCGCCAGCAGGGCCGCCAGCCAGTCATCCACCCTCTGCAGGTCATCCACGTTTCACCGTCCACATTTCATCGGGTACATCGGGTTCCGGCACCGCTTCAACGCTCGATACGGTGCCGTCTGTGCTGACAATCACGCGCTCCGTGAGCTGCAGATTGAGGCTGAGATCACACAGATCGTTGCTCAGGATATCGACGTCAAAGGTAAAAAGTTTTTCGCGCAGCTCCGGGTTGTTGATGGCGTCCGGTTGATTGGTCATTAACCAGAGCAGCACGGGCGCCATCACTAAATTCTGGTTGCCGCTAAAATCTTCAATCACCACGTTCAGGGTGTAGCGATATTCCCATGACATTGAACGGGCACCGGTTGCGACCAGCGAACCGTTATCAACAAAAAGGTGCAGTTTGTCCGGGTTGTCACGGACATACGCCACCGATTTATTCAGGGCGTTGCGTAAGGACTGCGGCTTGTTCACTGTCTCGCTCCTGACACGCTATGATCGTGTCCACTTTGTCGGCACATACTGCCCAGGCGGCCTCAGTCTCATCCAGCACCTGGTTCAAATCCCCATTACTGCGCGGCGCTGACCTGTCCAGGCGGCATTGCGTCACTTTTGGACAACCACTCACGGTAAGCTGCACCTCCGGCGAGGGCCGGGCGGTCCCGCAGCCGGATAATGTCAGCAGGCAAAGGAGTGTCAGCCCAGCGGCGTAAATCCTCGTTTTCACGTTTTAGCTCCTCGATCCGGCGCTGGCGACTCCGCAACAGTGCGGAAGTCTCCTCCGCTGCAGCATAAAGTTGCATCTGCGCCCGGCTGTTGGTTTCAGTAAGAATGAACAGGCTGATGAGCTGGCTGTTTTTCTTCGCCAGCTCCTGCTTGTTCTTTTTAAGCGCCTCTGCCTGCGTCCCGATGGTGTGACCGGCATTGTTAAGCCGCCATGACTGCCAGCCCAGCAGTGCCAGCACCAGAGCCAGGATCACCGCCAGCGCGCGCGTCATGCCCCTGCCCCTTTAAGACACCAGGCAAGCTCACGGGCGCGCCGGTTTTCCAGCCCTATATTCCGTTGACCATTTACATAAACCCAGCGGGGGAGCTGGTTGCACGCCTGCCACCACTGCTGGCGATTGATGTAAGAAACCATTGTTGACCGGCAGATGGCCCCCGTTCCGACATTGAAACCGATACTGATCAGGGCATCGTAAACATGCTGAGGTGGCTTAACCTGCAGGCAGGCTTCAATCCTTTTTTCCGTCAGCAACACGTTATTAATCAGCCCCTGCGCGGCCTGTCGCTCCGTTATGGTTTTGCCCGGCACTACCCCGGACGTATTGCCGATCCCGTCCGTCCAGACCCCGGCGCTGCACTGGTATGGCTGGAGGCGACACCCTTCGAAATCAGCAATCAGTTTCAGCCCTTCGACGGAGGTATGAAGCGACTGAAAACCCGGCAGCGTGGCGGCAATCGCCAGCACTGCGCCGACCAGGCAACGCTTAACGATTGAAGGACTCATATTCCCCCCTGGATATTCTGCCGTCCCGCAGCAGCTGGTAGGCTTTCCAGCGTAAATAACAGGTCACCGCTGCAGTAATAATCCCCAGCGCAAGACCGGTGATGGTCGATACATCTTTAAGAGACAAATCGCCGAGCCATGCCAGAAGCAGGGCAACGCAGTAAGTGATAAAGGCGCTGATTCGTTCAAGCGTCATAGTTCAGTCCCATAACTGGACAGTCTGCGCAGTGGTTGACGCCGTAATGTCCGGCAGCTCCACCTGCAGCCCGTGCGGTAAAAAGGGGCCATATTCAGCCAGCCCCGGATTCGCCTGCAGCACCTGTTCAGTGACTCCCTGCGTGCGCCCGTAATGGCGCCAGCAGAGTGCGTCCACCGTGTCATACTGATGCGCACGCACTTTCATCAAATCAGCTCCACCGTCATATGCGGCATATCGCGCAGGCGGGACTCCGCCCAGCGCACATCGCGCCACAGCTCGCCTAAGGTTGTTTCGATATCTTCAGCTTTCTTGCTTCCGTCGCCGGTTGCGTCAAAATCGCGATAGCGCTCAACCAGGTTTGCTTTTGCCCAGCAAAACACCGCACGGCGATACAGCATGAGCCGCTGGCTTTCGCCGTCGATCACATCAGCCGGGACGTCGGCCAGGCTCGCATACCCCTGCGCCCGTTGTTTCTCGCGGAACTCATAAAGATCGGCGTTAACTTCAGCAATCGCTGTCAGCAACGCCAGACGCAGGCGTGGATCGGTGACACTCCCATCCATGCGCATATCACGGCGGAACTCTGAAACCCTGACATCAGGCCAGAAACTGGTGTTTTTAATAACGTCCTGGGTACTTTCCCCGGCCTGTTCCGGCGAAACGAATTGCATATTTCTGGCACTCCCAAATAGTTGGGCGGTGGACGGGGTTTTGACGCGGCATAAAGCCTGTCGCCACCCCGTGCCGCCCCGCGCGTTGGCACGATTCGTTAAGCCGACATTGCCTGTCGCAATCGGCTTTCAAGCTTGTTGATTTCGGTTTTGACGCCAGAACTGTTATCCAGCTGCAGGGCACGCTTCAGATGGTTAAGTGCCGCCACTGCCTGATCGTTATCCCGCAGCGCGTAGCCCATCGCCTTATGAAGTCGGGCGCGGGACTGATCCGGCATATCCTGACCTTCAACGATATCGAGCACCTGGGTAAGAATGGCGGCACTGAATGATTCACCGGCAGAAAAAGCGCGCATTGCCGCGTCGGCAAACTCCTCCGCAACAGCGGTCCCGCAGGTCCGGTTGAATCGCTGCGGCAGGACCCAGCCGTGTTTAATGGCATGGCGGGCAATGTCCAGCGCGCCGGTATAGTCTCCGGCATCAATGCGCCAGATCATGACGTACATCGCCACGTCGTCCTGGCCTGATGCGTCAGCATCCAGTAAACCGGCAATCCATGAGGCATAAGCGGGAAGAAACTCACGTTTGAGCTGAGCCTTGCGCTCATTTGACTGGACGGTTTTAAGGCGCCTGCGGTGTTCTGTCAGCTGTAACAGCATCTGGTTGTAGCCCGTCAGGCTGGCATTACTGCCGCCCTGACGGGCGGCATCCTGAGCCTGTACATACTGAGTGTGAGCTCGGAACGGATTCATTTATCACGCTCCGGCGCCAGCACCGCCAGCTGCCTGCGCATCAAGCGCGCCTTTCACCGCTGCCGTGACGATTTCCTGGATGGTTTCAGTTGTCAGCGCCGGGCTGGCATTGTCACCTGCCTGCACGGGCAACAGTTCGATGTTCTCAACCAGGCAAACGCCGTCGTAATCTTCGACAACGTACGCCTCGTTAACGGACTCGAAGTTCTCCACGCGGTCACGCTTCGGATTGTCGATGACCGAACGGCGGCGGGAGCCTGATTGCCAGTAAATAGACAGGTTATCCAGGCGGGTGATCAGCATGGCATTCGCCGGGAAGAACGGCGCACGAACGGCCGGGAGGTTGCCGATACGCTTCTGACTAACGATAAGATCTGCCGCCAGCGCTTCGCTGTTTGGCTGGTCACGGTTGACGATCGGGAAATATTTATCTGCCAGTAACTGGCGCCCGACGATAACCACAAGCTCCGTATCTTCCTGATACCACGGCGCGATTTTCTCATTCACGGCGCCCATAACCAGCGCGTCCAGATTCAGGAAATCCCCGCCTTTACCGACACGGATAGTCTGAGAAATCACCTCGCCTTCGGACACAATTTTGTCCATAACCTGAACGGGTTTCTCCTGGCGGATTTTTTCCAGCCAGCCGATATTTACATCCTGCAGCAGTGGATAGGTCGCGCGGTCTGACGTTTTCTCACGCTTCACGCCGTTGAAGCCGATCATGATGCGGTCAAGCGCCTGGCGGGTAATGATGGCGTCACGGATGCGCGTCTGGAAGTCCTGGAATTTGGCCCATAAATCCAGCTTCGCATAGGGCAGCGCCGTATCAGAGTTGGTCTGGGTACACTTGTACCCTTCACCGTCGATGTAAGTCGGATCAACGGGTTCACGGTCTTTCTGGGTGGTATCAGTATTTCCGGCAATACTGGAACCAATACCCAGCCCCAGACGCTCGCCGGACTGCTCATCAACCGGGATAATGTTGATTTTCTGCAGGAACGAGGAAGACTCCTGGATTTTCGTTTCCAGCGTCTGCGCCACTGACGGCTCAGCCGTATATTTCGAGGCGATATCGCTCACAGATACGCCGTTGAGTTTGGCGAGCTGCGTCAGATAACCGTTAAATTTAAAGCGAGTCTCTTTTTTCATTGTGCTTTTGCTCCGTCAGCAATCGGTGGTTTGTTCTGCGCCGTTATTGCCGGTCGCATTAGGGCGGCGTTCGCTGCGGCTGTCCTGGGTGGAAAGCTGCTCACGCAGGGTGGAGAGTGCGCTGGTTGTCTCATCAACAACCTTTTGCATATCGCTCAGCTTGTTGCTGAAATCGGTCTGATGGGTGCTGACCTGCTCCGCCAGCGTCTGATGCTCACGCGCGATGGTTTCAACAGCCTGATTCACATCAGCAAAGCGGGCGTTATCATCGGCGCCTTTGCGGGACAGCAGCTCTTTCACGCGGGTAAACAGGCTGGTTTTTTCCGGCACGTCCTCAAACTCGATCAGCGTTTCAAGAGCAGCGGTAAACAGGTTGTCTTTGTCCAGCTTGCGGCGCGCCAGGGGGTTATGTTCTGCGCTGGCGCTGAACTGCAGCATTTCAGTGCCGAGGCTTGCCGGATCGTCAGTAACCGCCAGCCCAACCAGATAAGCGGAGCCGGTATCGGCAAAGCTGGTGTTAACTTCCATTGAGGTGAAAAGCTTCTGCCAGTTACCGGTCATGGTGACCAGATCGTCCGTCGGGGCAATCCAGCCATACAGCGCCATCTTCCCGGACAAAGCCCCTTCGGTGATTTCTTCCGCTTCCAGTTTTTCCACCATGCCAAAACGACGGAAAGGCCCATCAGGGGTAAAACCCTTGATGTGTTCCATATTGATCAGCGCGGTGTATACCTGCGGGTTATAGCTCGCCGCCATCTGGGTGATCCAGTCACGTTCAATAACGCGCCCGTCAGTGGTGGCCCCTTCGACCCCAATACGAAAACGCTTAGATTTTTTTGCCATCGGTCCGGCTCCGGTTAGTTAGTTCGTAACACGTTCAGAGCCTTATGTTTGCGGTGATAGGCGCGTGTAAACAACGCGTTGGGCTTGTGCGAACTCCCACACAATGCGAAGCCGGGGAAAGTGCTGATTTGAGGCCGTATGTTTGTGCCATGACAACACTGACCCCCGCAGACCTCGATCCCCGTCGTCAGGCAATGCTGATGTACTTTCAGGGATACCGCGTAGCCCGCATTGCTGAAATGCTGGGCGAGAAAGTTGCAACCGTTCACAGCTGGAAAAAACGCGATAAGTGGGGCGAATATGGCCCACTGGATCAGATGCAGCTCACCACCGCCGCACGTTACTGCCAGCTCGTCATGAAGGAGCAGAAGGAAGGAAAGGATTTTAAAGAAATTGACCTGCTGGCGCGTCAGTCCGAACGACAGGCCAGGATCGGCAAATTTAACAATGGCGGGAATGAAGCAGACCTGAACCCCAACGTGGCCAACCGCAATAAAGGCCCGCGCAAACCGCCGGAAAAAAACCTGTTTACCGACGAACAGATCGAAAAGCTGGAAGAGATTTTCCGCGCCGGTATGTTCGAGTACCAGCGCCACTGGTGGGACGCTGGTATCAAGCACCGTATCCGCAACCTCTTAAAGTCACGCCAGATCGGTGCAACCTACTATTTCGCCCGTGAAGCGTTGATAGACGCCCTGACCACGGGCCGAAATCAAATCTTTCTGTCAGCGAGTAAAGCGCAGGCACACGTTTTTAAACAGTACATCATCGACTTCGCAAAAGAGGTGGATGTTGAGCTGAAAGGCGATCCGATGGTGCTGCCTAACGGCGCCTGTCTTTACTTCCTCGGTACAAATGCCCGTACCGCGCAGAGCTATCACGGCAATCTGTATCTTGATGAGTATTTCTGGATACCGAAATTCCAGGAGCTGCGCAAGGTGGCCTCCGGTATGGCGCTGCACAAAAAATGGCGTCAGACCTATTTCTCAACACCTTCCAGCCTGACGCACAGCGCCTACCCGTTCTGGTCTGGTGCCCTGTTCAATAAAGGGCGCCCGAAAGCCGACAGGGTAGAATTTGACCTTTCTCACAGTAGCCTAGCGCACGGCGTTTTATGTCCTGACGGCCAGTACCGCCAGATAGTCACCATCGAAGATGCCGTAAACGGCGGGTGTAACCTTTTCGACCTGGACCAGCTGCGCCTAGAGTACAGCCCGGACGAATACAACAACCTGCTGATGTGCCAGTTTGTTGACGACCTAGCGTCCGTGTTCCCGCTGGCGTTGCTGCAGTCCTGCATGGTTGACAGCTGGGATGTGTGGGACGATTTCGAACCGCTTTTACTGCGGCCGTTTGCATACCACCCGGTCTGGATCGGCTATGACCCGGCAAAAGGAACGCAGAACGGTGACAGCGCCGGTTGCGTGGTCATCGCGCCTCCCGTCGTCCCCGGCGGTAAATTCCGTATCCTTGAGCGTCACCAGTGGCGCGGGATGGACTTTCGCGCCCAGGCCTCAGCGATTGAGGAAATCACCAGACGCTACAACGTGACCTATATCGGCATTGACTCGACCGGCGTTGGCGATGGCGTTTACAAAACGGTTAAGCAGTTTTTCCCTGCCGCACGTGAGTTTGTCTACAACCCGACCGTAAAAAATGCCCTGGTGCTTAAAGCCTACGACATCATCAGCGGGCGCCGTCTGGAGTTTGACGCGGGGATGCTGGATATCGCGCAGTCCTTTATGTCCATTCGCCGTTCAACCACCGCCAGCGGCAACCGGCCAACCTACGAAGCAGCCCGCACAGAGGAAGCCAGCCACGCGGATTTAGCCTGGGCAACCATGCACGCACTTTACAACGAACCACTGGCAGGAGCTTCCGCCAGTACCAGCAACATCGTGGAGATTTTTTAATGGCTAACCGCAAAAACCGCAGCAAGGCACCGCGCGGCCAGACCGCAACCGATACGGCCAACATGGTCAGTAATGCACATGCGGAGGCGTTTACGTTTGGCGATCCGATCCCCGTGATGGACCGCCGGGAGTTATTTGATTACCTGGAGTGCGTGCAGGTAGACCACTGGTACGAACCACCGATCAGCATGGATGGCCTGGCGCGAACTTACCGCGCCGCCGTGCATCACTCCAGCGCTATTCAGGTAAAACGCAATATTCTTACCAGTACCTTCATCCCTCACCGCTGGCTGTCTAAGCAAGCCTTTTCCCGGTTCGCCCAGGACTTTCTGGTATTCGGTAATGCCTACCTTGAAAAACGCATGAACAGGTTAGGGCAGATCATGGAGCTGCGCGCCTCGCTTGCCAAATATACCCGTCGTGGCATTGACCAGGACACCTACTGGTTTGCACAGTATGGCTACAACTCGCAGCCCTATCAGTTCGATGAGGGAAGCGTGTTTCATCTGATGGAACCCGACGTTAACCAGGAGCTTTACGGGATGCCGGAATACCTCTCCGCCATTCCCTCCGCCCTGCTGAATGAATCGGCCACGCTCTTTCGCCGTAAATATTACCTTAACGGTAGCCATGCTGGTTTCATCATGTACATGAGCGACCCCGCCGCCGATCAGAAAGACGTGGACAACATACGCGAAGCACTTAAAAAATCGAAAGGGCCAGGCAACTTCCGCAACCTGTTTATGTATAGCCCGAACGGCAAGAAAGACGGCATTCAGATCATCCCACTGTCAGAAGTCGCAGCGAAAGATGAGTTTCTTAACATCAAGAATGTGAGCCGTGATGACATGCTGGCAGCTCACCGCGTGCCGCCGCAGCTGATGGGGATTATTCCAACGAATACCGGCGGGTTTGGCGATGTGGAAAAAGCGGCGCGCGTTTTCGTTCGCAACGAACTTACCCCCCTGCAGGGCCGCATCAAAGAAGTTAACGAGTGGCTGGGTGATGACGTGATACGCTTTGACCCCTACCTGACCGATGAAGACTGACGCCCACCTGGCCAACCTTTGATATCAACCGCCCTTCCCCGGGCGGTTTTTTTATTCCCTTATGCCCTGCCTCACCATCAGAGCGCCTCAGCGCCTCGCTGAGCGGTCCTGCGCTTTCGCCACCTGGCAGCTCACGACGAAACGCAGCGCCTCACCACGACGCAGGCGCGCACGACCAGCCCCAAAAAATGACCATGCCCGCCCGACATTGAGGGCCCAAAACCGCGATTAACCCCAAAACCGCGCGCTCGTATCCCCGCCACGCCTGCCCGCTTTATGTAGTAATTTTCATGCATCAGCATGAACAATGGAAAGGCCCGCCAGTTGTGGGGGGCCTGAGCAAAAACGATCCTTGAAAGATCATGCGATTTCATGCGGTATAGACATGCATGTTTAGAAGAGCCAACAAAAATCAGACTGACTAAACGCGCTCACCCATTCAGAAAGCAGCAGCTTTATCAAAACCAGAAATAACTGTATAAGAAATCGACGAATTGTCAGCTTTGTTTACTTTAAACTTGGCGCCTTTATAAGCAACTACATCACTACCCTTCGAATCTATCGAAAAATCAGTTGTGAATGCAGCACGAGCCATATCATTTGCAAACTCTCGATAGGTAAACTTCATGACCCCGCCAGCATTTCCATTGTATTCGATAGTTTTTACCAATGAATTACTTACCCGGCAGAGGCCATCAGGAACACGTTTGATAGATATTTCTGCGGCAGTATAAGAAGTACCATTTGGTGGCGAAACCTCGTTTTTGGCAGCGTCGTAACTAACATAATCAACATAGTTTCCAATCTGTCCATAAAGATTTTTTAACGCAACCGCCTGAGGATTGTGATAATTACGATATACGCCATTGCCAACGCTGCAATAGCTTCCAGCAGCAATTGAAGACAACGCGCCATTGCCTGCTCCAAGTTCTAGAACATCCGTTTTAAACCCTGTTGCAGACGTAATGATAGGATCGCCCATATAAGCTGTGGCACTTTGCCCAACAGGAGGCTTAACTACTTCAATAGAGGTGACATTTGGGTTAGGAGAACGTGGTACGCAGCCAGAGACTGCTAAAGCAAGAGATATTGATAACATTAAGTTATTAATTTTCATTTTTTTGCCCAATTTTTATTTTAACAAAAACAAGGTGACATCTGATTGACATCACCCTTCTCTGTTATCTAACTCTTTTTAAATTGCTAAAACAAGCCTCTACCCACATAGTCGTTGCAGTCAAATCTCGCTTACCCAGATATGCTGCATGATTTTAATCACACTTTTGCCTTTATCCCTTAAAATGCCATTGGCTTTGATTTAGTGGATTCGTATGGCTGTTATGCGAAAATGGTGAGAGTTTTGGTAATGATCGGATTTAAGTACTCTTAACAGCACCGGACAAATTTTCGTATATTTGTCGTTCATTACTTCAAGACGCACAATATTTCCCTAGTTGATTACGCCCGTTGTTCGGCTGTATTCATGATTGCGGATTTTCGCCATCAGCTCGTCGGTCAACTCAGAAACCCACTGGATTGCCAGCCGCTTTTCTTCTTCGTTGCAATCGCTTGCCGCTACCAACTTTATGAAAAAATCAATGCGCTGAAGTTTCAATGACTCCAAAAGATAATCCTGCATTTTCCCTCCTTCTATGGCCACTCACGCAAGATAACTGCATGTATAAACACTGTTTATATATACAGTATATTACCAGTTTCTAAATGTAAAATGCTTTTTGGCCTCCCAAAAGAAAGCCCTGAGATTGAACAAGCACGAAATAATCTTAAGATGTCAATAATATTGCCGCCATTTGTCATCCTCACGCAGCCGCCCGTTCTGGTAAAAGATGCGTAGCCCTCCCCCTGACGGAAGGCTGCCGCCGCGTAAAAGTAAATTCTCCTCGAACTCACTGCCATCGAATCCTCTGGACCTAAGCTCATACTCCAGTTGCAGGCGCTGCAGCTCAGAAATATCCTGCTTGTAAGTCTTTTTCGGTTTCGGTTTTACCAGCCTGAGCCTGGCGACCAGCTCCCGCCGCTCCTTTTTTCCCATTCCGTGCAGATAGTCCTGCAGCGCCTTTTCATCCAGGGGAGTAATATCCGGTACTTCCCCCCCTGAGTGGTTCAAATTTTCAACAGGGGGACAGTTATTGCCACGAGTCCAAGGGGCGCAAGCGCCCTGGTCGGCTGCCGCCTCCTGAACGTCAACGGCCTTGCGAACCTTTTTCCACTTCACCGCGTGTGTGCAAATCTTGCCCTCGACAATCGGGGACCAGATGCCATAGATACGGATACCGTGATCGCCGTAGGTGCTCGGTTCGTCGTTAAGCTCATAAGCCGTGCGGACTAGGTGATGTTTGCGGGGAACCAGCACACCGCCCTGCTTCATTATGTAGGTGGCAAAGCAGCCCGCATCAGCCGCCGCCAGTACCGCATCCAGACGTGGATTATCCAGTACCGGCGCACCTGCTTTGCGTTCGCCCTGCACCCTCGCCGCCTGACCAGCCAGCAAGCGCAGCTCGCGGTATGCCTGACGCCCCGGAATACCAAAGAAACGAAATTGCTGGACACGGTGCAGTGACGCCCAGGCGCTGACATGCTCGGCGCTGTCACGCAGTGATCTGCCGGTTTCTTTGCTGATTTCTTTAGCCAGCCCGCGCCCGTCGATGTTCTTGCTGATGTATTTAGCGATATAGCTGGTCGGCGTGCCCTTGCGCGGGTTGATAAGCTCGGACTTGAAGCGCGGCCCGGTATTGGTGCCCAGCTCCTCGCGGTCTTCACGGATGGCAAACTTACGCAGCAGCGCGGTGATGGAACGGCGGTCTTTTTTGCGCATGAAGCACAGCAGGTGCCAGTGCACGGTGCCGTCATGGTGCGGCTCTGCCACCCGGACGCCATACCAGCGTAGCCCGGCCTTGTGCATTGCCTTGCGGAAAGCGGCGAAGGTATCAACCAGATAATCACTGCTCTGCCGGACTGTGGCGCTGGTCCATTTCGGATTAGGTCTGCCGTTGTTGAGGGTTGCGTGGAAGCGTGACGGGCAGGTGATGGTATAGAACACCGCACAGTCGCCGCGCATTTCCGCTATCAGCTCCAGCCCCTTAACACAGGCCATCATTTCATTACGGCGGTGTGCCGGGTTGCTGTTGCTGGCGTTCACCACGTCTTCCATGTCCAGCGTGTCGCCGTCTTCGTTGACCAGCTCATGCGAGCGGAAGAACTCCAGCGATTTGCGGCGCTGCTCGCGTTTATGGATCACGGCTTCATAGCTGACATACGGGGACGCTTTTTTGTTGACCAGGCAGACGGCGCGCAGCTGCTCCTCCCGCCACTCGCAGCGCATCTGCCACAGTTTGCGATACCACCAATCCGCGCACAGCATACGCGCCAGCGACGGTGGGATCAGTTCATAAGGCACCGGCTTGCGGCGGCGCTTTTTGCGGCGTAGCTGCTCAAAGGCAGGCGGGATGACCTCAAGGCGCATGGCTTCTGCGGCAACCCTTTCCCATGCCTGGCGGATTTCTTCTGGTTTAACATCGTCACAGACAAACAGATCACCGCAGGCCGCATCAAGACACATGCTCATATGTGCCGCAACCAGCGTGGAAAGGCGCTTGACCTGATCCTGATTCATTTCAGGCAGTACCAGCAGCCCCTCCAGCCCGTCATGGCTCGCCATGAACCGGAAAGAGGCAGACACCTGACTGTCACGCACGCGCTCCAGCCGCTCAAGACATGGCCTGATGGTTTCGCGCAGGTAGCGGGAATAAGCCTTTGCCCTGCCCAGGCTATGGAAATATTTAATCCGTTCCAGCAAAGGCTTGCTGATGTGTGGCGGCATGGCGTTAACGTCAGCCAGAATGACCAGATCAGGATTAAAACGCTGCTGCTCGCGCGCCATTTTGGCGTGGCTAATCAGCCGGTCCTGCTCCATTTCGCGCTGGACAGGATCACGGGATTCATTGAAGAAATAGCGTTCCCAGACCTCATCGCTCAGCGCCTCACGGCGCAGCTGCTCCTGCTCGTTATCCGCAGTGTAAAGAGCGATCAGGTTTGAAAGCGCAGACTCCGGCGCAACTACCGCCGGGTCCAGATATGGGTTAACCGCTTTTTTGGGGTTATTCCATGAAAAGGCCACGGCGGCCTCATTCGAGCCGCCGGTGGTTGGTGCATTTTGTAATGTGAATTTAATCACTGCCACGCCCGCACCTCAGTTTCCACCGAGATATCTGGACCGGACGCAAAATCTACACCAAACCAGCCTGCTGATTTTGTGGCGATGATTTCTGCTGCAGATTTACTATCACCGGCAGCCACCCCCATGCTGCGCTTTGCAGTGATACGATGGCGGGTAAAGTTACGATAAAGCGAACGGGTCAGTGATGTGTCGCTGTTGGACACGATAACCGGATGACCTTCTGATGACCGGTGCTCCAGAATAGACGCCAGATGATACTGATCGTCCTCTGTAAAACCGGCAGTGTGATAACCGCTAAATGTGCCATCGTATGGCGGATCACAATAAATAACATCACCAGCCTGCAGCAGCGCCAGTGTTTCGTCATAGCTGGCACAGATAAACGTTGCGCGTTGAGCCTTTTCTGCAAACGTGCGTATTTCACTTTCAGGAAAATACGGATTTTTATAATTACCGTAAGGGACATTAAAATGACCGCTCAGGTTATAGCGGCACAGCCCACGATAACCATGGCGATTTAAATAAAGGAAAAATACAGCTTTACAGAAATCGGTGGTTTCAGCAGAATGATTAAAATCCTGACGGATGTTGTAATAAGACTCTGCGCTATTTGTGCTGGCAAAGAATCCTTTTGCATTTGAAATGAATTTATCGCAGTCAAATGCAATATGCTTATAAAGATTTATCAGGTCTGGATTAATATCCGCGACAAGATAATGAGGATAGTCTGTCGCCATCATTACAGCGCATGAACCCGCGAAAGGTTCAACCAGTCGCGGGCCAGCAGGAAGGTGCTTAATCAGTTCCGGCATGATGGCGGTTTTATTTCCCGCCCATTTCAGGATAGTGCTCATACAGCACCCCCGTTGTAGTGTTTGCCTTTCAGCTCTGCGATTTCCTGACAAGTGACGCAGCACTGCACGCCCTGAATGGCGCGGCGGCGAGCTGGCGGGATCGGCGCATCACAATCAATGCAGAGAACACGGGAAACGCCCGGTGCTTTATTGCTGGCGGTGTGGATGTGGCGCTGGCGTTCTTCTTCAACGCGCTGCTGTACGAGGTCCATTGAATCAGCCATCAGTGGATCTCCTGCGCTTCGTTCTGAATCTTCACAGCTTCCTGACGCAGCAGCTCAGCCGCTTCCGTGTGGTTAAGCTGACGTGACACGATACGGGCAGCTAAAGAATCCAGACGCGCAGCCATCACATCTGCGCGTCCCCGGCGTTCTTCTTTGCGTGCCTCAGTCAGCAGCAGGTTGAGTCCAGCATCATCTGGTCCTGTTTTAGTGGTACGGGTTTCAATATTTCGCATAGTTGTTTCTCCTGAATTTGGGCAATAAGAAGCCCGGCGGGTTTACGCCATTAATTTCTGTTGTGGATTAATTCGGCATGGTTAGCCGCTTTGGAAATAAGCTCACCACTGCACGAAAATGATTCATTGCTTTCACCAGTTCCCGCTTTTCGTCAGTAGTCAGATCACTAATATTGACGCCGTGACGTTCTGCCGGAATTTTTGCCATATAAAAAATGGCTGCCAGTGCCCGCTCATTCTGTTTATTATTTACGTCGCGTGGATCGCGCATATCTTTAATAAACCTTTCAAGCTCCGGCTCAATATTCAGACCAAACACTTTAGCCCTTAATTCCGCAATATGGTTTAGTCCGCCCAGGCGTTCACCGGGGCTTAATGGAACAGTCGCCGTAGCGCCTTCAATAGCCATGATTTCCCCTGTTTGGTTGTGGACAGGTCAGCCAGCAGTTCATCCTGAGAGCGGCACGGGTGCCAGCGTTTGCCATCCTTGCCCATGATCCATCCGTGACCGTAGTGCATTGCCGGGCTTTGCTTTACGAGAAGTGACGCGAAAGATGGTTCTTTAGTCAGCATAACCACCTCAGATCAGACCAAACGAAGCGCCGAGGCCCGTCACGGTATCCACCGCGCTTGCCATCGCCGGGTTAGCCTGCAAACGCGCCTGCATCGAAACGGCAGCCAGTGCCATCAGACGAGTAACAGAGTTAATGCTGCTGATAACATCACGGCGGCCTGCGGTGGTTTTCACATCACCAGATACAGCACCGGCAGCAACACGTCCGATTTCAGCAGTAGCGCTCATGACGTAATGCGGCAGCTTCTCTTTTGCCACTTCATTCAATGGCACACTAGGCAAGCAGTGCATCTGAGCCAGAAAACCGTCAACCAGTGCTGGGTCCTCAGTCAGGTCGGTAAGCAGATGAATTTCTGGTGCTGTGAGTTGGTGTGGTTGGTCCGGGTTCAGCTTGTTACGCAGCGTCTGGACGTTCATTCCCGCGCGTTCTGCCAGCTTCGCCATGTTGTGACGCAGCGCAAAAGCCCGGCAGGCTTCGTCAAAATGCGGATGTTTGGAAACACGATAATCAAACATGATGTAAATCCTTTTCTATCCCAAAATGGAACTATCAGGTTTGCATTGCGACTTCGCAGCCTTGGGCCGCTTCCATCGTCAACGCGAACATGTTGATTTCGATAAGGCTGTTAACTCCGGCTTTTTTCCTGATAGGCAGGCGGTTTTCCCTGATCATTTGACGGGCATAGCTAGGCTTGTAGCCAGTACGGCGACAGAACTCATCCAGTGTGATGAATGGCTCAGATACCACAAGGTTGATGCTGGGGCGCATTGAAAAATTGCTTTTCATGATGCACTATTCCTCAGTTTGTGTTTAAAAACTTCACTATTCGGAACTATTCGCAATCATTCCGAACACCACAAAACCGATGATAGGATCGCATTTTAAATATGTCAAACACAAAAGAGACCCTTTCCGCGATCTCAAAATACAACTTTCCATCTCAAAGTGGTGGAAAGGAAGCGATAACACGTATCCTTCAGGCCTATGGATTCAGTACCAGACAGGCTTTGTGTGATCACCTTGGGGTATCCCAGAGCACTATGGCAAACCGTTGGATGCGCGATACTTTTCCGCATGACTGGCTCATTGCCTGCCATCTTGATACAGGTGCATCTATGCTTTGGTTAACTACAGGACAAGGCTTGCCCACAACAAAAGCAGATAGCGACAGTGGATTGCCTTTGCAATTAAAAGAAATCTCAAACGGGATTTTTGCATCCTCTGACCAAGTTCGCTACGACTCTCGCCTTTTACCTCAAGACACAACTGCCCCATTCATTGTGAAGTTTGAAAATTCGTTCTATCTAGTGGACGAGTTCAGGGGAGAGATCAACGATGGAATCTGGTTGATTGAAATAGATGGCTTTATGAGTATCAGACAGGTTTACCGTCTTCCAGGCGGACGTTTACGCGTAGAAAATGGCCCCGCATCCTTTGAGTGCACACCATCGGATATTGAAGCCAATGGCAGAGTGATCAGCAAAATAACGTTTACTGAATAAGGAATATTGGTATGACTCAATTTAGCGCTTTCAACTATACACATAATAGAGATAAAGCCATCGCTAACTTAATCAATCTGATTGAAGGGATGACCTGTGACGGGAAACTAAGTGAAAAAGAAATGATTTTCCTTGATACGTGGCTGATGGAATCAGACGTTCTTTCCAAAAATTATTTCGTAAACTGCATCAGAAATAAAATAAGTGAAATTCTTTCGGATGGTGTAGTTGAAAAAGCTGAATTAGACGAATTGAAAAACCTGCTCCATGAAATGCAACGCGGGTTGATGGATACTCCTAACATAGACCTTTACTCAGCTGACTCTGACAAGCATTTGCTAGAGGGTCTATGTAAGGGGCTTGCTTCCGACTATCATTTGAGCGATGAAGAAATCAGCTATTTAAACTGGTTCTTATCTACAAATGCAGCTTTAAAAAGCAACTATCCCGGTAAACATCTTTACGAACTTGTTCAATCAATCCTGAGTGATGGAGTGATAACAGACGAAGAACGCACCAAATTATTACAAGAAATTACTGCTTTCACTGGCTCAAATATTTCTGAGGGTATTGTGGATGGATATTCTACAACATCGCCTGTTGACCTAATTGATGAGTTTAACCCTACAGATAGTAAAGTCTGTCTCACTGGTAAGTTTCTATGTGGCTCCCGTAGACAATGTGAAAGTGACCTTTTACAGCTTGGCTGCCAAATTGTTGATCGTGTTACTCAAGATTTGGACTATCTAATTATTGGTGCCCTCAGCTCTAAGGATTGGAAATTTCAAAGCTTCGGAAGAAAGATAGAACAGGCTATTGATTATCGTGACAATAAAGGAGTTCCGCTCAAAATCCTCAGTGAAGAACAGTGGCAAACCTTAATGCGTGATAATAATTCTTTATCTCAATAGGCCTGCACAATGGCAGTAAGCAAATTAAGCAATGGAAAGTGGCAGGCTCAGGTCTTCCCCAACGGTAGGGATGGGCGGCGTATTCGTCGCCAATTCGCCACCAAAGGGGAAGCCATGGCCTTTGAACGCCACATTAAGGATCAAGCACAGGATAAGCCTTGGTTAGGAGAGAAAGCAGATAAGCGACGGGTTACAGACCTTGTTGAAACTTGGTTCAATGCTCACGGAGTTACACTCTCTGATGGCCTCAAGCGTAAGGGGGCGATGGAGTTTGCCTGCTTCGCCATGGGCAACCCTCTTGCAACTGAATTTAACGCCAAGCTTTTTGCAACCTACCGTGAACAACGTTTAAGCGGGAAAATTACACGTTCTGATCGGGTAAAAGCAGTGACACCCCGCACCGTTAATCTTGAGCTGGCGTATTTCCGCGCCATGTTCAACGAACTGAAAAGGCTGGATGACTGGAGTGCGCCCAATCCGCTCGAAAACGTCCGGGAATTTAAAATTGATGAGGCAGAGCTGGCCTGGCTAACAGTCGAAGAAGTCAAGCAACTGCTGGCAGAGTGTGAGAAAAGTAAAGCGGTAGATTTAGTAACCATCGTCAAAATATGCCTTGCAACCGGCGCACGATGGGGCGAGGCGGAGTCACTTACAGGCAAGCAAATCAGCCCCGGCAAAATCACCTATATCAAAACCAAGGGCAAGAAAAACCGCGCCGTTCCAATAAGTGATGAGCTTTACGAAATACTTCCAAAAGTAAGAACTTCCAAACCAGTCTTTACGGGGTGCTATTCTGCGTTTCGTGGGGCGATTAAGCGAGCGGGGATTGAACTACCTGACGGGCAGCTGTCACACGTTCTACGGCACACATTTGCAAGCCACTTTATGATGCGCGGGGGCAACATTCTTGTACTGCAGCGTATCCTTGGACACACTGATATTAAGGTGACGATGCGCTATGCTCATTTCGCCCCAGACCATCTAACAGAAGCTGTGGAGTTAAACCCCTTAAATCTTATTTAATGGCAGCAAAATGGCAGCAAACCTATTCACTATGCTTTCATATTCCACACTATTCTACGGCGCAAGGTGTTGAAATTAAAGTAACTTATTGTTTTATAAGGTTTAAGTTTGGGACTCATAATCGCTTGGTCGCTGGTTCAAGTCCAGCAGGGGCCACCAAATTTTAGCTTTAGAATCATATAATTAAGCCACTCTAACGAGTGGCTTTTTCTATGTAACTGACAGTGTTCCATTATCGTTACATGGCATCTTAACTGAACCCGATCTCGATCCAGACCCCAATTGTATGACGCAGATCAGAACACACTTAACTCCCCCTCACCTGCCGCCTTGTGGATCAGTTTTGAAGATTAGCTTTTGTATCGAGTGACATGGCGGTAAATTTTTTTCGTTACAAAAATGGCGAGTATGCCCAGCAGAATTGAAGCTAAGCCAAGGAAAATCAATAAAGAAAGGATATGACTAAACAAGCCACCAAAGCTTGTAAAATCACCCAATCGAGCAAACTGCTCCGGAGTGAGTACACGAACGACGATCTCTGGAATAGTTAGAAAGAAAATAATCACCACTAGAACATAAATTGCCACTCTACCGCTTTTTTTCATTTTCTTCCTTGCCCCCTATGACAATGATGATCAATTATTGACAGGGTAATGTTACAACAAGGGAAATTACAATGGCAGACGGCTATGCAAAAATGAAGTTGCAATCAGAAAGGAATCTAGCCCTGGCGCTAACCAAAGCATTGCGAGAAATACAAGCTACCAATATGAGTGCTATCGAAAATCTAAAGCTTGGTACACAACGTATAATTAACTATGGTTCGTGCCTGATACCAGACGATTACTACCGCAATACCTGTCGCGAGCTAATAAATGAAGACCGCCGTCTCACATTAGCACTTGCCGAAATCTATAACCGAAACGATGTTGCTCTTGATATGGTTGAGATTTACTTTCAGAAAACTCTCAAAAGACTGGGAGAGCAAAAAAGTAACAATCTCGCTGCATTTCTTAAAAAGGAATTAGGCGATAAGGCTTATGAGTACGCTGAGAAATCTAGCAAACTAGCGCTGTCCTTAACTATTGCAAAGCTGATAATCAGTAGCGGCGATTTTCACGAGTCGCATATCAGAATGGTTAATTCTTTATCATCAATGTATGTTAACGGTGCTATAATCTATTCCAAAGCACAGGTGGCGGCGCTAGCAGCTAATAAGCTCAAATTTCAGGACTCTGCATATTACCAGGCATTGTACCAACAGAATCTGGAGATGCTTTACTTTCTTATTGAACCGCAAATGACAAAAATAATTTATCAAATTGAATCAGGTGGCAACAATGAGGAAATAATCGGCGATGCTTTATATGAGTTATTAAGAAGATGA